TGGGCGATCACAGCCGCTGCTGTAAGGTTCCCAGGGAAACCACCATAGAGGCCCGGATAAAATCCAGTCGTATGTTCGGCAATCCTTTGGGCGTACTCGACAGGAAGGAATGCGTTCTCAGGTATCGACGTTCCCCAATATCTCAAATCTAAAACGTCGATGCGTGAAGTGTTCACCGTTGGCAGAAAGATTTTGCGGAACGGCCACACTTCGGATGGCAGCGCCGTGACCGCGGCGACCCCGAGCAGTGTTCTAAGAAAGTTTCGTCTTTCCATCGAGTTCAAACCCGTCGTGATCAGGATAGTTTGCCCGGTGCATTTCGCAAACAGGAAGATATATTGAACCAACGCCGCGGCCCATCATTTTGTCTCCGGTGTCGAGTTGAGAAAGTTTGCCCTGCTTCACCACGATCGGCCACAGTAGGGCAACCAATTTTGTCGGCGAGAGCGATTGCATTGGCTACGACGTGTCGGTCGGGTCCGATCCGGGTTGGATTTTGCGGGGCCATCACTGCTTCACTCTGCCCATCCAGGAGGGCTGAATCACCTGCTTCGTTGGTTTGCGCCCAGCGGCTTGTTCCAGATTCCACTCTCGGTACGCCACCACCGACCGCGTGAACTCGTCTTTGATCCCGGCCAGCTTTTCCCGAAGCTGAACTTCCTTTGGTTTGTCGGCCGCGTCGAGCAGCACGCCGGCGACAGCATAGCGCATCGAATCGCCGCAGTCATCAGTCAAGCTGACGCCTTTCGGTTTCACCACGTCTTCCATCGAGCAGGTGATTCCATCGCCGCGGACGAGCAGAGGGATCGACTCAGCTAAGTTTTGGCATGAGCCCTCGAGCAGGAACCAGTCGTCCATCTCGAGCATCGAGTACATCTTGGTCCAGCCGGAAACACGGTCCGTGTTCGATCGCGTGGGCCTCGGCAAGCCGGCCGCTGCGAGGATATCGCCTACCTGATCGGCGACACTGATTATGTTCCCGGTCTTGTCCTTCGTGCTCTTGTTGAATCGCTCCCAGGAAAAGTGGATGGAGTCGATGTCCCAGGCGTAGCCGGTTTCTTCGCGTGTCTCGGGGTCATAGGTACGTGGAATCGACGATATCAAAGCGGCCGCCTGTTCCTCGGGCGTCTGCTCGTGGAGGATGAGCTCGAGCAGGGTCACGTTCACCCACCGGGGCTTCTCGCCTTCAAACCGCGGCTTCAAGATCGCCTTAGTCCAGAAACTGAGAACGGCGAAGTGGCCGAAGCCGTAATCCCATCCAACCCACACCGGTTGCCAGGATTCGAACTTGAACGAACTCGCTGGCAGAACGTGGCGCCGCTCCTCGAAGTTGTCGAAGTACTGGCCGCTGACCGTCTCGATATTCCCCCACCGGATTTTGTCGCGCAATGGGGATTTCTCGAGCGACGCGATGTACGCCTCGTCGTGCTTTAGGATTTCGTTCTGATCCACCGTGGAGTGTATGAACTGATAGTCGGCAGGATTGTACTTCTCCGGGTCCATTCCGTGGACCGGCTTCCTGTCGATCCATAACTTCTTGATCCAGCCCCACCCAATCCCCATCGGGTTGGTGACGCCGGCCATGCACGGGCGCGCGCCTGGGATCGTGCAGCGGTTGCGGCCTTCCATCGCGTCATAAATCAGGTATGGGAACTCGCCAAATTCTTCGAAGCCGATGAACACGAACTCCTTCGACAGGTATTTGCCGACGTCCTCGACGCGCTCGCACGCACCGAAATAAAGTTTGCTCTGGCGATGGGTGACGGGATCCGGTGGCCAATAGACGATGTGATCAGACTTGTTGAAAGTGCCGCGCGCCTGGCTACCGGCTTCGTACACATATTTGGGAACGTCGGCCTCGAACTTGTCGATCACCGTGCGCTTGAGGTCGGGCATTGTCTTACGGAGGATGATCGAATTCGATCCGGGGAACTCCATGCAATGAATCACGGCCTCCATCAGCAGCGGTCGCGATTTGCCGGATCCGAAGCCACCGACGTGGAGTCGGTGCTTCGCCGGCATCGAGTGAAATAAACTTTGGTGTTCCCAGGGCTGATAGAAATCAGAGATTCGAATCGGTCGGCCGGGGACGTATGCAACAGGATCAGTCACGGGGAAAGGTTAACACGATATGCGCCAGGGGCTGCCTTCCCTCCCAGGATTACAGCCCCCGGATCCATCCAGCACTCTTCGGGAGTCTACTTGGCCTTTTCCGTTTCCACAAGAGGACTTACTTCGTTCAAAATCGACCGTTTCACGGTCGTGTAAATCTCCCCGGCAAGTTGCAGGTCGGGCCTCTTGATCACCACCGGTGGTTTCGGTGCCGGCTCGCATGCAATGTAGTTAAATGCGTTGGGCAGGATCTGGACCTCGCGGAACTCTATGCCAGGGAATTTCTTTTCGAGTTCTTCGATCAGCACATCGCGCGCATCCCGGATATTTTGCTCAGTGAATCCTTTGCCGGGCGCGGCTGTGTGCCGCTTCTTCTTCACGTCGTTACCGATGATCAGTTTGATGTCGAGATGACGGTACAGGCGGCCCTGGGCGTTCCTGAACGGCATCCGTGGTTTCCACTTCGGCATCAGCGCACCTCGGGGAGTTTCAATCCTTCGGCGAGGAGCTCATCAAGTTTTGCCGGCGTCAGCGTGCGACCTTCCCCGTTGAAGACTTCGAGCAGCCGTTCCCGCATCCAGTTTGGATCGGGACAGTACGCGATCATCACGAGCGAATCCGGGCTGGCCACGGGCTCGCCGGCTTTGATCTTATCGAGCCGCTCCGGGTCCAGGATGAGGACGTGTTTCTGATCGGGAGTCGTGAAATAAATCATCGGCGATGTGCCTCGCTGTAGGCCAGTAGGAGGCACGTGAGCAGTAGTGCGACCCAGGCCAGAATAAAAATTGTGTTTTGTTTTCTCGTCATAAATCTTCGGCCCCTTTGTTTCATCCAAGCGCCTCGCGGTGCTCTGCTCGGTGCGGGATCTCCCCGCACACCATCCGGGGCCGAAAACTCTATTCGCCGTTGCAAGCGATCGCAGCGTTGGCCGTCATGCAAGCTTCACGGACCTTGCGAATGGCAGCCGTCTGATCGGCGCTCGGCAGCGTGTTGTCGCGGATTATTTCGGCGAGGTTCAGGCCAGCGGCGCGGATCGCCTGGTACTTCGGCAGTTGCTCCGGTGAAGGCGAGTGGTAAGTAAACCAATTTTCGAGTTGTGCGTTCGTGATCATCGTTCTCTCCCTGAAGCGCTCTTCAGCGCCTCTGATGTTGCGATTGTGCAAATGGTAAAACTCTTGGCCCGGGTAATCTTCTGTTATTTCCGCACTTCGGTTTGCCCTCGTCTGATCACTTCGGCGTAGCAGACGTCACAGAGCCACCAAATCCTCGCCTTGCCGTTCTCGTCCGTGTATTTCAACGGTTGCAGGTCCTTAAATTCGAGTTCGCACGTCCCGTTAACCTTCCCGTGGCAGCCATCCAGCGAACAATCGCAATAGGCCCGGAGGATCACAAAATCTTCAAACTTACCAGCGGCATCCGTTCGAGTTCAGCGAGCGGAATCTTGGCGACGCAAAGAGGATTCGTGCAAAGAGTGTGGCCGGTGTCATACCAGGCGCAGGACAGCATCTGGCCGGCTACGGCGATCTGGCATGCGTTCAACATCGTGCATCCGCAGACGCGGCAGCGTTCGGGTTGGAGAATCTCGAGCATCTTACTTTTTGAGTCCTTCTACTTCTCTGCGAAACTTACAAATCTGACAGCTGGGCCGGTTACATCGATGAATCGTTCCGGATTCCGCAGCCAGGGGTGAAGGATCTGTACTTTTTCCGGTTTTGCTGGCGACGTGGGCGACGGACGTTGTGACGGTATCTCCTCGAGGCACAAGAGATCCTCTGCGCGACCGATCACTCCGTTTACTTCGAGGAGCACTTCCCACCCGTGGGGAAGGCGCCGTTCGATTACCTTTACGCGTACCATCTTTCACCTCTCTGGACGCCGGCCAAGAACCTGTTAGCGCGAGCGACCGATTACACTGGCCCCGGACCCATTCCGATAGTGAGATGCCACGCGCCTTCGAGGCTTTCAACCAAGCAGCGTGCACTCCATCATCCAACTTCAGAAGAAACGTTTTCACCGATGTGCCTTTAACTTCGTTCGCTCGAGGATCGCGCCGAGTGCTCGATCTGGAAATGGGAACGTGCAAACCTTCAACTCGTCGGGCGTCATTACGTCGTAAGCGATCCCGCGCGCATATTCCTTAAGCATGTTGTCGGCCACGAACAGGGCGTCCCATTCGCGCATCTTAAAGGCACGCACCGCCCCGTAGGTTCCAACGACCTCAAACACTGGACTCGGTATCTTCACAGACCCGTGCGGAGGCACCGCCAGCTTTTCGATCAATGAACCCTCGAGCACCACCCACGTATCTCCACCATTCTCGATCCATGCATCCGGCCCGATCGGCTGCATTTGTTCTCTGGCGCGAGTGTCGAGGACCACCGCTGGCGGCCCTTCGACCTCGCGCGCCTTCGGTATCGGTGGCTGACTTTGGAAAAGCCAGGCACGGATCCGGGACCACGCTTTTTTCAGCCAGGCGAACATGCGGAGAGTATATACCGTATATACCGTACTAGGTCAATGGGAGGACGTGGAAATAAATTCCGCACTGGGCACAGATCTTCGTGCGCGCGCTGAATGAACTCTCCCAAGCGGCGGTCGTGTGAAGCAACGGGCAGATGAATAGTTGGGGCTGAATGCCCTGCAGGTTCCTCGGTGGGAGCGGGAGTACCTGGAAGAACCACGTGAAGAAACCGCGGCGAGAGATGAGCATGGGGTCCCTCAGTTGAGCGGTGGGCCGACCTTCACCCACACGGTTTTTTCCTAAAACGTCACGCTTCCATTCCCGCTCACCACGCCTGTCACGTAGTGGCAGCTATACCGGCCCGCACAGATTCTCACCTGCCCCAATACTTCCGTGGCGTTGCCGCTGAATAGCGTGCCATCTGGATTCGTGCCGCTGAATGACCCGCTTAGGTTGGCCCCGGCCCAGTTGACCGCTGTGAACGACGGCGTGCCATCGTAGTTGGTGAGAGTGAAGGTGCCATTCGAGAAGGTTCCGTCCGGCTGGACGGTGATGTAAAAGGCCCACGAGCTGCCGGTCGTTGTCGTGCCGTTGCAGTAGTAGGATGGGTAGGTGACAGATGATTGACAGCGAGCGTTGGCGTTGTTTGTCCAATTCTCCGTTGTCGGTGCCTGGGCCTTCGCGGTGAACGCGAGAGCGAGTACTGCAAGTGCTGCTAGTTTCATTTTCATTTCATCTCCCTTTCAAATTGTGCTATCAACTCGTCCCCTTGTGCTTGGCCTAGAAATTTGCGGATGAAGGTGCGGATATTTAATTGCGGCGGCTGGGCCTCCCGTTCCTGCGCTGGTGGGGCAACAAATTCCTTACAAGTGGGTATTGGGTGCGTTTCTCTCCGCAATCCACATTTCCAGCATTCATCGTTCGGCATTGGCATCTGCTCTCCGGGCGCTAGGGGTGCGATGACATCAATCGCTAATCTACGAACTCCAGGAATTGAGTAAACATTTTCAAGAGCATGTGCTAAATGCCTTTTATCCTGTTCGCATTGAACTAATTCGTTGTAACGTTCGATGGAGAGATTGACTCCCGTTGTCGTCTGTAATATCTGCGGCGGGGGAGCTACCGGGGCGGCGAGCAGGTGATTAAGCGCGAAACGAAAATGGTCCTTGTGATTGAATCGCACGAATCCCATTTCGCTGTCGAGTGAGTTGAGTTTTCTCCGCTCATCGTAGGGTATCACGTATTTGCTGAGCGTCTCGCCGCAGGAGCATTTCCACTCGTCGGAATCCTTGTGATAGCAAAAATGGCTGTGTTTAGCGGCTTCCTCGGTGATTGTCCATACGCTCGGCGTCAACTTGGGCTGCTCTGCCGCGGGCACCGGGGGACAATCTGGGCACAAAATCCCGTTAGGGGCATGGGCTATGTCGCGGAATTCCTTTCCGCAACTTGGGCATTTGAAGAGACGCGTCTTGGGCTGCA